GGGTAGCGTTAAGCCACGTTCGCAAGTGGCAAATGGTCACCGGCCATGCCGGTTTCTACTTGCATTTGCGGAGTTTCAAACGTGGCAAGCAACACCTTACTTACTCTTGTCGATATCACGCGCGAGGCTGCGCGTGTACTCGAAAACCAGTGCATTCTTGCGAATGCCGTCAACCGTCAGTACGAGTCCCGATTCGCAGTCGATGGCCGGAAGGCTGGCGACACGATCAACGTGCGGAAGCCCCCGCGCTACATCGGTCGTCGTGGCGAGCAGGCATCCATCGAAGCCAGCACCGAACAGTTCGTCCCGCTGACTCTGCAGCCGCTCTTCGGTTGCGACATCCAGTTCTCGACCACCGATCTCACCTTGAGCATCGACGAGTTCTCGGATCGGTTCGTGAAGCCTCAGGTTGCGACCGTTGCGAACATGATCGACGTGTATCTCGCGACGACCATGTATCAGGCGACGTACAACCAAGTCGGCACTCCGGGCACCAACCCAGCGACCCAGGCCGAAGCATTGAGCCTGATGCTGGGCGCGCAGACGATGCTGCACAACAACGCAGCGCCGGCTGATGGCAACCGCTCGTTCATCGTCAACCCGAGCATGCAGGCGGCCTTGGTGGGCAACCTGGCCGGCCTGTTCAATCCGGGCTCGACCATCTCGCGCAACTTCAAGATGGGCGCTATGGGCGACGACATCATGGGCTTTAACTTCGCGATGGATCAGAACATCGTGAGGCACACCAGCGGATCGACCATTGATCCAACCGACACCGGCACCCTGGGTGCGGCGGTGACGGATGGCGCAACCACGCTGAACGTCGCGGGCCTTGCCGCGGTTGGCGGCACCCTGAAGAAGGGTGATCTGATTCGCATCACGGGTCGCTACGGTGTCAACCCGCAGAACCGTGCCGCATGGGGCACCTCCGCAGGCGACCGCTTCACGGTTGTTGTAACGGCGGACACTCAGCTTTCAGGCGGTGCTCACGCGGCGGTCCCGATCTCTCCCGCCATCTACGGCCCTGCATCTGGTTCGGCTACTGGCCAGTTCCAGAACGTTGATAGCCTGCCGCAGTCTGGCGACGTCATCACCATCGTATCGACTGCATCGACCGGAGGCAGCGCATCTCAGTCGCTTGCCTTCCACAAGGATGCGTTCGTGTTCGCCTCGGTGGATCTCGATTTGCCGGGTGGCGATCAGGAAGCATACCGCGTGAACGAGGGAGGCATCGCCTGCCGTATGTGGAGAGGTTACAATATCAACAGTAACGCCATGATTTGCCGATTCGACGTTCTGGCAGGCGCGGCGGCAGTGTATCCCGAGCTTGCTGTTCGGGCTGTAGGGGCGTAACTTTTATAGCATAAGATGGCGAGTAGTGATACAATGTCAGCACGTTTCAACGTACAGGCAGAGTGTCATGGCAAACCAATGTTCGGTTCCGAATTGCGACCGTGTTTCTTCAGCGAAGGGTTTCTGCGATCTGCATTACCGCAGGCTGCGGAACAAGGGGACAACGGACGGTCCCGTGCTGGCGAAGGATCAGAAATGCACCGTGCAGGGCTGCGACCTACTGCAGCACAGCAAGGGCTTTTGCAGGATGCACGCGGAGCGTGCGAGGAAACACGGCGACCCGGCTACCAGGCTTCAGTTACGCGGCGAGAGTGCATCAGAAAAGATCATGCACTATTCGCGGCATAACCCCGAGACTGGCTGCAGGGATTGGACGGGCTGCAAAGACAAGGATGGCTACGGCATTGTGAGAGTTTTAGGCATGAAGGAACGGCAGGCGCACCGGATCGCATATCGGGCGTTTGTCGGTGACATACCGGACGGGATGCACGTTTTGCACAAGTGCGACAACCCTGGGTGTGTCAATACAACGCATCTGTTCCTCGGAACGAATGCGGACAACATGCGGGACAAGTCGAGCAAGGGCAGGCATCACAACGCCAGGTTCAATGAGCAGCAGATCCGAGCAATCAGAGAATCGACAGATGTTATGAGAGTCTTGGCGGAACGATACGGAGTGTCGATCCCAGCAATACAGCAGATCAAAGAGCGTAGATCGTACAAACACATTACCTAGGTAACTATCATGGCAGCAACACCCAATTCGGTATCTTCGCCGACTCCCAACTATCAAGCGTCCTATCAAATCGTTGACGTGGCGTGGACGCCTTCCAGCGTCGCCACGATCACGACAGCGGCGCAAACCGTAACCGTAACCGGAGTCAAGGCCGCGCAGACTGCCGGCGCATCTGCGACGGGTCGTGCTATTCCAGCGGATGCTGTGGTTGCGATTATCCCGCCTTCGCACGTTGCTGGCGTAGCGGCAACTACAGGGTGGGTCAGTGCTGACAACACTGTCTCTGTGATTTTTGTAAACCCGACAGCGGGTAGCGTGACTCCACCGTCAGGAACCTGGCGCTTCGTGATTATGAGCCAGGATACCGCTAAGGGCACGTTCGACGGCTAAGGGGCCAAAAGGTTCTCTCCTCTGAACCATTCGGGGCGCTTTACGCGCCCCTCTTTTTAGGAGCCAACGATGGCGAGATATGAGCAACCAGTCGCGGGGCAGGATATCCCGCTCGGGTATCAACAAATCACCAGCCTGTCGTCGTCCACGGGGCTGACCGTTCCGCAGGGCGCAAAGCGTGCGCTAATACAGGCGGAATCTCAGCAGGTTCGGTGGCGTGATGACGGCACTGCGCCGACCGCATCCGTAGGCATGACGCTCGATGCAGGCAGCACGCTGGCCTATACCGGAAACCTCGCGGCGATTCGCCTCATCGAGGTATCGGCAAGCGCCAAGCTGAACGTGTCCTATTATGTTTAACGTCCCGAGCCAGTTTGCTGGTTCTTTGCCTTTTGGGATGTTCTCCACACAGGAGGTGCCTTTCGGGCTTGCTACGCTGCAAGCCGACCCGAATTGCGTGCTGATCCAAGACCCGTCTCAGGTATGGGGCGTGCAGGATTTTCCGCCCTCGTCATATTCGAGCGATGACAAGTTAGCATGGGGCGCTACGAAAAATGTAGCTTGGGTGCGGCGAAATGCGCTCATCTACACTGATGACTTGACTAACGCAGCGTGGACGAAGAGCAGCACAACCGCACCGTCCGATGGATTGCTGCAATGCTCTGCAGCTACCGCAACGCATGAGTTTCGCAGCACGACAGGGCCGATCACCCCGGTAGTCGGACAGACATATTACCTAGTCGGAAAGGCCAAGCAAGGGACATGGCCATATGTGCAGCTCGCATGTTTTAGCGGAATGCACGGCACGGCATACGCAAACTTTGACCTTTCGACAGGGGCATCCGGAACAAGTACGGCATGCGCGCCGACGATTACAGGGCCTGACGGTGACGGCTATTACACCATCACGATTGCAGTTGTCGCAACAGGCACGCCATCCGCATCTGGCTTCAGGCTTTCGATTCAGCAATCGGCCTCGGATACGCGGCAACAGTCATGGGCTGCTGCGGGCACAGAAACCGTTAACATCAAGAACATTGGCCTGTACGTTGGATCGCTGCCATCGTATCAGGCAATTGGCGCCGACTGGGACACCACCTACACCGCCAACGCAATCGCAGCCGGATACCCGATTTCGCTTTGGCAAGACTCAGCGGGCACGAAAGCAGTCAATGCCGACAATCAGGTGATTGGTGCGTGCAGGGATCTGAAGTATGGGAGTTATGGGCTGGAGTTGGTGACTTCGCCAATAGACTTTTCTGACTCCGCTAAATATACACTGGTCAACGCGACAGCGTTAAACAGCTCATTCACTACATCTGGATCAGGTGGCGTGATTTTTAAGGGGGTTTCCTTAGATTCCAAATGGTATTTGTGTGTTGTCACGTATTCTAAAACAAGCGGAGCGGTATCGCTGTCGATAAGAGGTGATATCGGCATAGACATTACGTCAAGCACTGATAATATAAAAACAATGTCTTGTCTTGTATATCCCACAGCAGGGCAGAATGGAGTTTATATTAGGGTGTCAGGAGTAGATACAGTAACAATAACGTCACTATCTATTAAAGAAATCCCCGGCTACACCGCAATCCAAGCCACAACCGCAAACCAGCCGAAATGGCGACTCGATGCGAACGGAAAGGCTCTGATCCAAAGGGACGGCGTAAACGACGCCTTGCCTGTGACATTTCAGAATCTGGGAAGTAACTGCGCGATATATGTCGGAGAAGGCAGTACGGTATCAGAGGCAACAGGGCAAACGCTAAACGGCAGTTATGCGCCGCTGACTCCGGCAGCAGACTACGGCAGGGTGATTTTTACCACTACGCCATCGTACGCTGCGAAGGTTGTAAAGTGGCTGAAGGCCAAGGCGGGTTATTGATATGAGTTGGCACTACAGCATCGTCCTAGTTTGCCAGGCAGCGGACCAATCAGACGCGAACATCATCGGTGAGGCATTGGGGTACGGCCCGGATACGTTCAGCCTGCCAGCAGGACCGGAAGGCGCAACCGAGCCGACGCATTACTTCAATCATTCGTTTGGCACGCAGACATTCGTGGATATGGTTAGCGCCCTATACGGAGGAACACCGCCCGAAGGACTGCCGCCAGAACTGCTCGGCCCGCTGTCGCGCATGATCATTAGTGTTCGGGATGGGGGTGGTCCGGTGCAGCACGTTGCCGATGTGCTGCAGCAGCATGTATACGCTATCGCAAGTGTTAAGCCACAAACCGTTAAAACCACGAGGACCATGATATGACCCGATTACTGTTCGCAGCCGTCTTTTTCGCATCAGTCCAGGCCCATGCCTACAAGCTGATCTCTGACCCGTACCCGTCGTCCGACTCACAATACGCGGCGCTGAGCCATTGCCAGATTTACTTCGACAGCGCGGCGCCAATCAAGGTCGCAATCGTGACCACGGGCGGTAAACACTGCGAGATTGATCTCGGCACCGTAACGCTGGCGAATGGCACGCATACCGCGAAAGCGCGGCACCTGATCGATCATCCGACAAGCCCGCTCGAATCTGTTGACAGCAACACGGTGACGTTTACCTGGCCGATTCCGAATCCTCCGACCGGAACGCTTCAGGCTCCGGCCGGATGGCGGTTGGTGCCGTAATGGACCTTGCAATGCCAACCTATGCCCTGGCTGCGGCGCTGGCGACCGTCACGCCGCACCTCGAAACGGAACCGTACGTCGGCGACCCACCCGTTGTCGCGTGTCAGTACTCGATCGACAGCCGATTCATCAGTCGTATCCCGTCGATCCAGACGGATGCGGGGACGATCTGCCGATGGGCCATGGGCAACGGGATCACGGAGGGAATGCACGCGATCAACGGACGGTATGTGTTCCGCGTGGATGGCAAGGAGGTGACTGGTCCGGCATCGGACATGTTCTATTTCCGGCTGTACCGGACGCCCAGCGGCGCCACATTCTGGACGTGGGAGTCTGCTGTCGTGTGCGAGGCAGATTGTGTGAGTCAGTAACATGGCAACGGCATACGACATCATTAGGTCCGCGCTACTGCTCAACGGGGCAGTCGCCGCGGATCAGACGCTATCAGCGTCTGACGCTGCGGACGGGCTAACAGCGCTCAACGACATGATCGAGTCGTGGTCTCTCGATGACACGATCATCTACACGCTGCAGCCGATCACATCGACGACCGTCGCGAATCAGGATTACGTGACGCTGGGCACGCGACCGATTCGCATTCTGTCCGCGCAGATTCGCGACTCGGCGAGCATCGATCACAACATGATCGAAGTTGGGTACGACGATTACCGGCAGATTTCCAACAAGGTCGTGCAGTCGTATTTCCCGGAAATCATCTATTGCGACTATGCGTACCCATCCGCAACGGTAAAGTTTTGGCCTGTTCCTGCTGCTGCCTACGTCTGCACGTTCACGGTTCACGCGCCTTTTGCTGGGTTTGCCGCATTGACGGACGACGTGAGTTTTCCGCCTGGGTATCAGCGCGCGCTCCGGTATAACCTCGCGCTAGAACTGGCGCAGTATGCATCAGCCACTCCGCAGAAGGTCGAGGATATCGCACGCGAGGCGTTGATGTTGATTAAGGTCGCGAACAAGCGGACCACGACGCTGCAGAACGATCCGACGCATGGCGGGCGCAGCGGGCGGACCAACATTTACTCGAATACATTAGCTGTTCTTTTGGGCGTTTGTTTTAGCTATAATGTTGCACATCACTTCTTGTATGAGGCAACATCATGGCTGCAGGAATTTATTTGATAACCAACATCGTAACAGGACAAGTTTATGTTGGTGGGGCATCAGATTTAAAAAGAAGATGGGGATCACATAGATATCAATTACGAAATGGCGTACACAACAATCAAAAATTGCAATCTTCTTTTGTTGAACACGGAGAAAGCTCGTTTGTTTTTAGCATCCTTGAAAACATAAATGATCCTTCATTCATAAAAGAAAAAGAGAGGCATTGGATTGGATTGTTTTTGAAAAATGGTGCTCATCTCCTTTATAACAAGGTCATGTTGCCAGGTGCTGTCGGAATGCAGAGAACTGACGATCAAAAACAAAGAATGAGCGATCGTCAAAAAGGAAAAACTTTTTCTGATGAAACAAGGAAAAGGATGAGTCATGCGGCAAAAAACAGAACAGATGTTGAAACAAGGTCGGCAGCAATTCATAAGGCGATTTCTGTCCGCAGAGGGATGAAAAATTCGGAAGAACATAGAGCAGCATTAAGCAGGGCATTAAAGGGCCGCGTTTTTAGTCAAGAAACAATAGAAAAAATGAGGCAGTCCGCATTGGCCAGATCCAACAGAAAAATTAAACCGATCATGGGCTCTCAACAGTAATGGCGGCGCCAGTATTCACCCGCAGCACGCCGCCCGTCAGGACGCCAATCGTCGGCAGTGATGGCAGCATGCCACCCCCTTGGCTGCAGTGGTTCTCTGCTCGTCAGACGCTGGACAACAGCCTGCAGGCGAGGTGGATCTCATCAGGGCTGACAACGGGTTTGGTTGTTATTGACCCGACGACGATTGAGAGGCTGGGCACGTCTGGCGAAGACATTCCCATGATGTTTCCGGCCGGAACCAGAATCAGGGTCAGAGAAAGCGGCAACATCATCGAGGGGACTGTATCGTCATGCTCATACGATAGCGGGTCGACCACTCTGACCATCGTGGTCATCATGGACGACGGTATCCCGCTCACTTCTGTCGATAGGCTCTATTACAGTGTGCTGACATCCTCGGTGATTTCGTAATGGCAAAAGGTGCGCAGGTTCAGCTATTTGGAGTTGGCGTCGGCGAGCCGGCGAAGTCTCTAAACGTGACTGCGGCATCGCGCACTAACGTCTACTATGACATCCAGCCGGCGCCAGGCGATAAATCTCAAATCTCTGTTTTTGGCACTCCCGGACTGACGCTGCTTGGATCGCTTCCGAATCCTGACCTCCCCATCAATGCGGCATACTCACTGGCGGACGGGTCAAGGACGTTCTTTATCCAAGACAAGTGCCTGTATGAAATAAACATTTTTGGGATTTCATCGCAAGTTGCGACGCTTTCCTCCGCGCCTATTTATCCATGCGAGATGGCCGATAATGGCGTCGAGCTTCTGATTACAACATGGTCGTCCTATACATACTGCTTTGACCTTGCGTCGAACACGCTGCAGATCGCTGTTTTCGACGGGACACCTGGGCAATATGTGGAGGCAGTGAGCTGCACATTTCAGGACGGGTACTTCATTGTCGCGCTGACAAAAGACAATACGCCAGGATACCCGCGAGGGGTCTACGTGTCAGGCTTGTATAGTGGAATGTCATGGAGCAGCCTGGATTTTGCCGTTCCAGAGTTTATGTCTGACGAAATTACCAAGGTTTATAGCAAGAACGGCCTGCTATATGTGTTCGGCACGCGCACCACTGAGGTTTGGCAGAACATTGGCGACCTGAATTTCCCATTCCAGAGAGTCCAGGGCGCACAAAGCGAGTACGGGCTATTCGCTAGAATGTCGCTGATTAGTGTCGGATCACAAATGGCCGGGTTGTTTCTCAACCGGCAAAATTCGTGCTCAATCATGATGCTGTCGGGGTATCAGTTTAATGACGTCACCCCACCAGACTTGTCGTGGAGGCTTAACTCGCAGCCATATCTAACGCTAACCACATCGTTTGCCTACTCTGTTGCTGGACATGATTTTGTTCAGTTCGAAATTGTGGATGCGACGGGAACGGATGGCGAGACATGGCTTTATGACACATTGTCTGGCGTTTGGAGTTTTACCAAGTCGGGGTCAAATAGCAGGCATCTAGGGCGATACGGTGTGGCTTTTTTCAACCAAGCGGCGCAGTATGTTGTGACGGATTACCGAAACGGTAACTTCTACACAATAGACAGCAACTCATATAGTGACAATGGCGAGACAAACGAAAGGGAATTGATCGGCAACCACATCTTTCTGCCGGATCGCGGGACATTCCGCATTAGTTCCATCAGTCTAGACATAGAGCAGGGATCGGCGCCTACCGGCGTAGACATGCGGGTCAGGCTGTCGCTATCCAGAGATGGCGGCCACACGTTCGAAGAGGAGTATGAGGATGTCAGCACGACGGGCGAGTACACTCGATTTTTCCAGTTCAACCGTCTGGGCCGGGCGCGCGATATCGTGCCAAAAATTAGGATGACGGACCCCTGTAAATTTGTCCTAATCGGCGCTGTCGCCGATATCTCACCTTACGGATGGTAACCATGAACCCTAACATGCTCGCATACCTGCAACAACTCTACGGGCAGCGCGCGATGCCGGGTGGTGTCGCCAACATGCCCGCCCAGAATGTCCCGCTCGGAGGGCAGACAAACTGGATGAACCCGCCGCAGCTTGCGGACGACTCGGGGATGTATGGACCAACGCTAGCAACCCTCGCCGGTCAGACCGGGGCGCCCAACATGGTGAACGGAGCCGGCGGATATTGGGCTCCGTACATGGGCAGACCGCAGCAGGGTCCCCCTGCCGGGTATGGTAGTCGCGGCATGTCTCAGCCTCGTGCGCCGGCTGACCCTTCTGGCGGATCTCTCGGGTTCAACGGGCATCGTCCTGGCGGATACATGCTCGGCAACCAGGGGCCGATGCCGGGTGGTGGGCAGACCTACATGCCCGGAAACCCAGGGCCGATGCCCCGGTCACCGATGCCGACCAGGCCGGCGATGACCGGACAAGTCAATAACGGACTAGCCATGCAGCAGAGGCAGCAGAATGGACAGCAAATGCGCGCGAACATGATGGCCATGCAGCAGAGGCAGCAGAATGGACAGCAAATGCGCGCGAACATGATGGCAAACAGGCAGATGAGAAAGAACGGCGGCATGTGATGTCTGACTATGCCGCTTTTCTGGATGAATTTGGCCTGTCTGAATTGGTGCTGCAGGCTCTTGCACAATGTGAAGCCGACATGGCGCCATTTCCTGATGATGTAGATGAACGGTTTGAACTGCGCGAGTCACCGATACATGGAACAGGCATGTTTAGCCTTTACACGATAGAGGCAGGCACCGTGTTCGCCCCTGCCAGGCTAGACGGCAGGAGGACGCCAGGTGGTCGATTCGTCAACCACGCAAGCGATCCTAACGCCATGTTTGTGGCTGATGGCAACGATCTGTATTTGTTCTCGGCAAGGGATATCCGCGCAGGCGAAGAAATCACGCTTGATTACCGTCAAGCGCTCAAGGCAAACCTGGAGTCCATTAAATGACAGATAGCTACGCGCTAGCCATGTCAGAGCCCGCAGTAGCATCGAGGCATTATGCATTCGAACTGGAAGGGCGTATGCGCGAACTTGTCGGATCAGGCGAAAGGAAGGAAATCGAGTTCCCTCTTAAGCACTTTTTTGCTGATGGATGCTATGTGCGGGCTTTGTTCCTGCCGAAGGATACATTCGTTGTCGGCAAGATTCACAAGCATGAACATCTTGCGCTCATGCTTTGCGGAGACATTTCAATCGTTGATCTGACCGGTGTTAAACGGTTGACAGGGTATCAGTTGCCGTTTGTTTCTCAGCCAGGAGCGAAGCGCGCTGTTGCTGTCCATGAGGATACTTGGTTCCTAACCATACACCAGCAACGCGAGTATGATAAGGGCGATGATGACGCGATAGAAAGGGCTTATGTAGCGGAGACAGAGGCAGAGTTTGAGGCGTTCATTCAATCCGAGTTTGCCGTCACGATGCGCCAGCAACAACAAATAGAGGGCACGCAGTCATGAGTTTTGCATCAATTGGTGTCGGGGGTGCGCTTGCCCTATCTGCGGGTATCGGCGCAGCAGGGTCAATAGCAAGTGGCGCTATGCAGGCCGGCGCAGCAAAGGATGGGCAGAGAGACGCACAGCGCGCCTCACTTTGGGGCTGGAACGAGGCTGGACCGTACTATGACGCTGCGCAGTCATACATGGGGCCTTATACCCAGCTTTCGAATGATGCCATGTGGCAGATCGAGAACTGGCTCGGGAACAAGGGCAACGTCAACGCGGCGTCGAATGCGTTTTGGCAGCCACCGAACATGCGCCAGGCAGCGCAGGATGCAGGGCTTGACTATAACGCCATCGTCAACCCGATTGGCCCCGACCAACTGAAGGCACTGCTCGGGTACACCCCGAAGCAGGCTTACGCGCCCATTACGCGCGGTGATCTGCGGGACTTCACTGGCATCGGGGTACAGAAGGCGCTCAAAGGGTATTCGCCAGCGGACACGCAGCGGCTCGCTGGCGTTGACCTCAAGGGGTTGTTTAACAGCGTCGGGAACATCGGCATCAACAACCCGAAACCGAGAAAGCAGCCGCAACAGATGGCTGGCGGCACCAACACGCCGAACCGGGTGAACTCACCAGGAACGGCGCAGGGCGCAGGGCTGAAGCCTGCCCAGCAAAAGAACTTCCAGAAGCTACAGGGACTGGCGCAGCAGGGCAAATTGAACGACACGCAGCAGGCGAACTACCTCCGGCTGCTCGGCATGATGATGGGGTGATCCAATGGCGCTGACCGCACAACAGCAGAAGAACCTGGCGAGACTCGCCACGAAGGTGGTGAGCGGTCAGCCTTTGACCGCTACGCAGCAGAAGAACTTGACCCGTCTTTCTGGATTGGCCGGATCTCCGTTATCTGCCATGCCAACCGTGAATGCGCAACCGCAGCCGATCGTCAATAACCAGCCCGTAGGTACGGGCGGCGGCACCAAGGCCAACATGCCGGCGCAGACGAGTGGCGGTAGCGCAAAAAGCGCTGGAGCTAAGCTCGGGCCGAAGGAGCTGGCCAATATGACAAGCCTTATGACCAAGGCGCAGTCCGGTGTATCGCTGACGCCGAAGGAGCAGACCAGGCTGACGAATCTGATGGGTACGGCCGCGGCCAGCGGCCAGAAGAACGCAACGAATGCACTGCAGGGTGGCAGTTCAACCGCCGGGCTAGACTTCAACATCCCGAAGAATCTGGCGAACATCAATGCGCCAACGGTAGATTTTTCCTACTCTCCGCAGCAGGTCTCAGCGGGCAGCGTATCGGCGCAGGCGCCTGGAATGGAAAACTTCGACCCCGGTACGCTGGTCGATATCGCGAGCAAGCTCGGGCTCGACTTCGGTGATCTGACATCTGGGCTGACGCGTGAAGAGTATCTGGCTGGACAGGACCCGAGCTATGAATTCCAACAACAGCAGGCACAGCAGGCCGTTGAGAGATCGGCCGCCGCGCGTGGCGGCGTGCTTGGCGGCGGCACGCTGAAGGCATTGCAGGACCGTGCCAGCCAAGTGGCTGCGCTGGACTTCCAGAACGCTTACGCCCGCGACCTCGCGAATCGTCAGCTCGGGCTATCGCAGGTTCAGAACGAGTACGGCAACGAGGCGAATACATGGGGCCTGAATGCCAATTATGATGTGCAGAATCGCGGCATGGACCTGCAGGCGCAGATGGCGAATGCGGACAACATGCTACGGGCAGGTATCGCCAATCAGGATGCAGGGCTGACGGCTGCGGGGATGGGGCTACAGGCGCAGCTTGCCAATGCAACCAACGCACTGACTGCCCGAGGTCTGGCGCAGGATATGACGCGGGCACAATGGGACGCGCAATTGACCAACCGGGCGCAAAATCTTTCTGCGCTGAATGACAGCTTCAACAGAGACCTGGCGGCGAGGAATTTCGGCCTGCAGGGCCTTGCGTTCGCACAGGGGATGCAGCAGCAGGGATATAACAACGATATGACCTCCCTGAATTTCGGGGCGCAGATGCTTGGCGGAAATCGGGCCACGCAGCAGGCCGGCATCAACTACGGAACAAACCTCGGGATGTATAACCAGGGGCAGCAGACCGGGCTGATGAACAACTGGCTCGGCAATGATTGGACAACCCGTAACTGGCAGACCGGATTGCTCGGGAACATGCTCAATACCGGATACGGGGCATCGGGCTCGATGGCTAACAACGCGATGAATCGCGGCGGTCAGGCTGGCAACGCGGCATCCGGCTATGGCAGTGCCGCCATGAATGGCGCACTCGCCAGCGGTGCGGCGTGGGGCAATGCTATGCAGGGAGTCGGCAACGCAATCCAGGGCGGCATGGGCAATTACATGCTGTGGAACCTGTTGGGCAACGGTGCTGGTGGCGGCAGCACCGGGGGCGGTAACGTCTACACAAGCGGCGC